CCCATTGGTTAATCCACCTATATTCATATATCCTGCTAATGAACTACTAGAAGCATTTTGTAAGAATATGCCTCCGTTGTTTTTAGTAGCATCCGAAAATGTCTTTGTTCCTGCTATCGTTTGAGTTCCTATCGTAATCAATCCCCTTGCAGTTGCACTCGCATCAGGAATGTTGAAAGTATGTGTAGCCGTTGTGCTTGAGATATTGAAATCAGTTCCACTTGTTCCTACTTGAAAGTATTGAACTTGAGCAGTCAAACCATTTAACGCAGTAATACCTGTACTAAATGTTGTTATAATTTGACACAAATGAGAATCTTGAGTATGAATAGTTGTAGTCTTACCACCGCTATTCGTAGCGTATAATTTAACCGCCAACCTATCCGTTAAAGCCAAAGTCGTAGCAGGAACTGTCATTGCAAAAGTGTAAAGATTTAAGTTTACACCATCATATAAAATCTCATTGCTACTTGTAGAAATCAAAGTAAAAGTAGTTCCATTATAAACATAAAGTTCAGCATATAATTGCGGAGTACCACCATTAGCACTCATTGAAGCATAAATCTCATAGTTCCAATTTCCTGCTGGAATATTAAGTTGAGCAGGGTCTCCAGCATCCGTTAAAAAAGACACTATCAAACCATCGCCTGTTTTAGTAAAATCAACACCTGTTCCTGTGTCAGCAGTTTTACTCATTTCATAATAAGTAACACCACCAATAGTGCCTTGACTTGTTCCTCCGTTAAGATAATACGAAACCGAAGAACCGCCACCGCCACTTGAAGGGAAATCTGCTAAAGTACCATCTCCCCTGATATATTGTGAAGCAACACCTGCTCCTGTTACTGCTAATGTACCTCCTGCTCCTGTTAATGGAGAGTTGGTAACTGTAAACGCACTTGGCATTGTCAATCCAACACTTGTCATTAAAGTAGGGAAGGTTGTCAAGTTTCCTGCTCCGTTAACATACTGAAGATTTGTTCCGTTGAAACCTATGTTAATCGTTCCGCTTGTAGTAATGGGTGAGCCTGTAATATTTAAACTATCTCCGCTTTCGGTTAATGCAACACTTGTAACTGTTCCTGTTGCTCCTGATGCCCTTTGCCATATTGAACCACTATAAATAACTTGGTCGCCTACAACAAAAGCAATCGGACCAGCACCAAAGTTTACTGTTCCTGCCGTATCACACAAATAGACATCGCCTTGATTAAAAGCACCGCCATTAGTTAAGGTTGGGCTATTAGTAGCAGCGTTCCAAACTCCCTTATATTCCATAACTGAGTTAGGTAACTGACTAACTAATATTTTTCCATTGACATCAAGCTTAGGTACACCATTAGCCACATTAAAAGCCAAAGAGCTCAACACCCCACTTGTACCTATAATCACATCTTGTAAATCCCTAACTTTCGCACCTCCGCTAATTTGTATCTGTTGACTCATTCTATTTCTAATTAATTATTTTACAATCATTCTTACAAACTCATCCACTTCCAATGGTCTTGCCGTTGCAAAGGTAAGAACTCCTGTGGCACTATTAAAGGACACATTCTCATCCGTTGGCACACCACTTGTAGCTATTGCTCTAACCTCTACACCACCTCTTGTAACCGATATACAAGCAGATCCGATTGCACCTGCAAAAGTCACACTTGTTTCACCACCTGCTGCTATATAAGAAAAACTATTCACGCTTGAAGTTGATATTGTAGAACCTCCGTCTATTACTTGAGTTCCTGTTATTGAATAAGCACCTGTTCCTTGCAATGACAAAGAATAAGTAGAAGCACCCTCTACAGGAGCACTTAAACTGATTGATGTGATATTAGCAGTTCCACTTACTATTGAGTAACCATAAGTATCACTTGCATCAGCATTGTCATTGTCTATTGAAAATCTAACATCTATTGAAGCTCTGTTTAATTGCTTCTGCATTAAAGCAAGATAGGAGTAACCACTTAAGGCTATAAAGCCATCACAAGTAACAGTCCATGAAGTAATGTCATTTTTAAACTCTCTAAACCAAGCTGATGTTTGAGATGTAACTTCTATCTGATCCGTAGATGACTCAAAAGAGCAACTTGTAGAAGCTCCCATTGGAGTTCCTAGTGGTATAGTAGTAGTTACTTGAGCTACATTGCTTGATTGCGTATAAAGGGTAATTTGGTTGGTAGTTGTACCTGCGTAAATAACCTTAATTAGAAGCCTATCTGTGGCAGCTATAGTCGTTTGAGTGACTGCCATTGTCGTAGTATATAAGGTCTTTGTTAGGGTTGTTAAGGTCGTTGTTGAGGTCGCTGCCGATGTAAACAATAAAGTAGCTACACTACCATTATACTTGTATAGTTCATACTGAACTTGAGCACCTGCAAAGGCAGTTAAAATAGAATAATAAGCACTAAAAGTCCAAGTACCTGCTGGTATGGTTGTAACACCAGGATCAAGTGCATCCGTAATAAACGAAGCTATTGTACCTGCACCTGTTTTATTAAAGTCAACCGAAGTACCTGCTACTTGGCTTCTGCTTAATTCCTTACACACAATGCTATCAAAAGTGCCTTGTGCAGTACCTCCATTAAAGTAATAGATAGCGTTGCTATCATATTCATATAAGACTATATTCGTTCCGTTAATTACTGATGCCATTTTATTATATTAATTTTTTATATCTATATACGATTTATATCTAAAGGAATATTTAAAAACCAAAACGGCCCTAATTGACCAACATCTGTTATATAAGTTGGTATAAGAAGTATAAATGTATCATCATAATAAATCTCCATTAATTGTAAAGAATTGGTTTGATTATAATATGGTGATAATGTAAGCCTATTTGCAGCAAACTTTTTATTACTATAACTTAAATCGCCTGTTGTTGTATCCGTAACAGTATATACCTTGTCTAAATAAGCATATCCATTAACTCCTTCTGTTTCTCCAAGGTCAGCCTCTAATGTTGCAATATTCCTTTGAAATATTTTTATATATTGGTATGCCAAAAGAGCAACTGCTTTATCTCCACCAACTATCATTCCTGTATCTAAAAAGTTCCATCCTGTTAAATATACTCCTGCACTATTATATAAAGAACCTAATGATAATACTTGTTGTCCATATAAATTAGGATAAACTTGGCCATATGGTTGCTCAAATACTTTTGTGGTAGATTTACTACTTGTTAAACTATTTTGAATAACCGCATATTTAACCTCAGTACTATCTTGAACTAATTTAAAATTCCTTAATTGAGTTGAGCCTGAATCACATCTTACTTTAATATTTAAGTAACCCATTAAAAATGTTCCTGCACTTAAAGAAACCCAATATGGAGGTATTGATAATGTATATGTATCATAATCAGAATCATCTCCTGTTGCAGCAGGAAAGGTAATAAATGTAGCAGAGCTTGTCTGCCAATCACCATTATTATCTAGGTATTTATTTCCTGATCCTGTATCAAGCAATGCGACTTGTATTTTAATAGCAACTCCGTTTTTATGCTCACAACTAAAGGTAGCAGATGTGCCCCCCAAATATGGTGTATATGGGTAGAAGGTAGGGCCAGGTGCTAATATTTGCAAATCAGCATACCCTGTACCAGCAGATAATATATAACTATTAAATTGCTCATTAGCTTCTTCAAAAACAGATGCAGTAGCTGATCCTGTAACTGCGGTAAACCAACCCTCTGCCGTTGTAGCTGGGTATATACCTGAAACAATCTTTAAGTTAGCATCATGAATCAAGTTTATTGGTGATGTATATTCGCTTCTAACCTCTATATCATAAAATCCTTTTCTTAATATCTTGGTTTGAGAGTTATTAATAAAATGAACACCACCTTGAGAATGTGGTTGAATATCTATTGTGTTTGTTAATTGTCCATAAGAGTTAACGGTTACAGTTGATGCACCTATAGCATATCTTGTATAATACCTTGTAGTAGCAGCTACCTCCATAGTAGATGTAATATACCAATCTCCATTAGCTTGATACATTCTACAGTTAAATGTCTTTAAGATATTTTCTAATATTGTATAATAACTTACCCCTACAAAATCTCTTCTGTATTGGTATATTTGATTAAATGGCTCATTAGATTGACTAGCAGCTCTTGTAGCCATCCCTGTTGCAAAGAAAGAACAAGCTATATTAAGAAAAAGGTCAGTTGAAGGATATCCTAATAACCTTAATGCGGTAGCCATTAAATCTAAGTGTTTAACAGTTAAGTTTATACTTCCATCAACAACATAATCCTCTTCTTGTAAAAATGATATACCATCTATTGCGACCAATGAGGCTTCTGATATACCTGTTGAGAATCCGACTTGTGAATAATCATTAAATAAATAACCTCTCCATATTACTGTTGACGATTCCTTTAATAATACATAATATAATCTATCATTAACCGATAATACATCGGGAAATTGCGTGTAATCATCTGCGGTTTCTAATACGAAAGAAAAGTTTAATTGAGATGTTATAATAGCAGGATATGGATATTCCTCTGATGAGCTTGGTTGTAATGTAATAGATGTTGGTATATATGTTTTTACGCTACCAACATAAGCATCTTCATATACTTCTATTGTTTGAGTATTACCATTACGAAGTACTTGAGTTAATGTATATCTTAATCCGTATGCCATTATGCTAAACTGATGTTTTGTCCTTTAAGATTTGATGCCTTTTGTGCCCTATTTACCGACAAAAGTAAGTCTTGTCCTCTTAACATGAATGTTCCACCTCCTCCACCACCAATCATGTCTTTTAGTTTGTCTAAAGGAGCAACTACTTCAGGGTTTGTTCTTGCACCTGGATACTCACCCATTAATCCCATTGTAGGCCCACTAATAATACCTCCATTAGCAAACTTTTTAGTTTTACCACCGCCATCATTCATCTTTTTTATACTGCCTTGTAATGCTACTCCTGATGCAACTAATACAATACCTGCTGCAATAGCTGCAAATGGATTTGTAAATGCTAATTTAAACGCATCCATAGCAGTTCCATATGCTATTAATGCTTTACCTATATTTTGTAATCCCATAGCTATTACTTCGGTTATGCCTCCAAATATATCAACATCCTCTCCATTAAATGATTTTCCTATATTTTCAGCAAATTTTGATATGCTATCAGACATTACCCCCTCTATTAAACCTTTTATTTTATTTGATGTTGCCTCCCATGTAGTGCCCATGCCTTTTAACTTGGCATTTACTTTATCAAAAGAATCTAAATAAACGGCAAGTACCTTTGGATCAAATGTGAATGCAGCTAAAGCTACTAATTTTGCTAAAGCCTCTTCTGTGAATTGTATCCTATTTGTTAAGTTATTTCTATTTAACTTATCTTGAACAGCTAGTTCTGTTTCAATTATTTTTGTTTGGTTCTTGGCAAATAAAATAGCATTTCTTAAATCATCTTCTGCAAATTGTTTGTTAATAGCTAAAATAGCATGAGCTATATCTAATCTATTGGCAGCTTGTATTTCTAATTCCTTTTTTTCTTGTTCGGTTCTTATCTTCGCATTGGCATCTAATATCTTATTTAAATTTGCTTCAAATAAATTATCGTTAGTTAATCTATCAGCTTGATACCTAGCGTGTAAATCTTTTTTATTTTTTTCATATGTACCATCTGCTTTTGCTCTAGCTACCGCTAATCTTTCCTCTTCATTTATTATTAGAATACCATAAGCCCTAAATGCGTATATATCATCTTTATATGCTTGTTGTTTAGCTTTTAAAGAATCTAATGTATAAGTGTCCTTTTGCCTTCCTCCCTTTTTACCCTCATCCTTAAATTCATTTAGTTTTGCTTCTGCGGTTACAGTTGCATCTATAATAGGAAGATAATCTGAAGCAGCTTTAACCAAATTTTTTTGGTCTTGAGTATTATTTTTTATCTCTTGTCTGACATTAGCTAATTGACTGCTATATTGTGAATATACATTTATGCCTTGTAGAGTACCTTGTGCATCTTCTATTGCTGCTAATTTTCTTTCTTTTGCTAATAACTTAGTTTTTTGAATCATCAAATTAACCTTCTTAGTAGCTATTTCTTCTAATGCCTTAGTAGCTGCTTGTGCTAGTGCATATTCCCATATAGTTGTGGTTAATTCTTTATATGCCGTTTTAGCTTTACCTAATGCTATATCTTCTTCTGAATAAGCATCAAGTAATCCTGGGTATTCTCTTTTTAATTCTTTAGCTGCCTCTAATCTATCTACCATTGTTCTATTAGAATCTATAGCAACTCTATATAACGATTCTAATTTAACTGTTTCATTTGCGTATGCGGTAGCTGCTTCTTTTGAATAGTCTGTAGCTAATTTAACAGAATTGCCAAATTTAATCATACCATTATCCCAAGCCGTAAAAAATGCAATAAGGGCAGATGCTGCAAGATATACACCACCTGTAACTCCAGCCATTCCACCAATAAGAGCAGGTAAGTTATTTTGAATACCTCTAAAACCATAAGGTAAATCCTGTAATACTAAAGCAAGATTAGTATATTGCATATTGGATTTCTTAACAGAATCACCTGCACCTTTCATTTTACTTGCTAGTGGCCCTATCTGTGAACTTAATTGTTGAAATCCTATACTTGCAGGATCAATGCCATTTTTAGTCAATTCGACCATGGCTCTTTCCATACTTTTTGTAGCAGTATTCGCTTGTGATGACTCCATGCCATATAACTTAATGGCATTAGTCATAGTATTAAAACTATCCTTAAACTTATTAGCTATCTTTTGGAACTCTGCACTTGTGCCAGTAAATTGGCTTTTAATTTGTTGTAATGCTTCCGTTACTTTAGAAAAGTCTAAGCCTAACTCTAAATCAAATCTATTATCTGCCATTATATTATAGGTTTAACAATTTTATATTTTTCTAGAACCGCTTTTAATTCTTCTTCTGTCATTACTCTTTGCTTTACAAAGTTACGAGTATCGCAGTCTAATTCAATAAGCTCTTGTGGCTTAACCTTCTTGCCTTTTGGTAGCTGAATATTAATCAGTAAAGTTGTTTGCCACCTAGTTCTAACCCACTCTTGTTCTTCTTGATGCCTATATCCATACCACACAAAATCTAATTCAGCCATGGTCATCTCCCAAAACAAATGGGGAAGCACTTTGCACTCCCCCATTGTATATCTTTCTATGTCAATCCACTCTAATTTTTTTTTACTACATCTTTTTTACTTGACTTTGTTGGCTTATCATCTATTCCGCTATTCATGCTTTCTGCAAGTGCTGCCATTACATCTTGGAACTTTTGTCCACCCATTCCACCCATATCATCTATCCAATCACACACTTCCATCTCTGTAAAGCTTGGAGTGATTCCTTGAGAATATAATGGATATTCAGCAGCCGATTTCAGTAAGTTAACAATAGCGTCAAGTGAATCTTTGCCACTTAAAGCCTCGCCTATGTCAGAAGGCCCTATCCCTTGTAATTGACAGAATCTTTTAAGACTCCAAGTACAAAAACGCATCGGTATCTTCTTCCCATCGGAAAGAGTTAATTCAAATTGTCCTCTCATTTTGGTTTGGTTTTATCTTCCGTTAGGAAGGTTGTTTTTGGTTAGTTTGCTTAGTTAGTTGATTGAGTCAATGCTCCTGTTCCTTTGAAAGAAACTGAGTATGTAACTGGATTCTCCATATCAGCAGTTATATCAACACTTTCAATAAACGCAGAACCTGACCATATTGAATCACCTGTAACTGGAGTTACACCATTTACTGTAGAGTTGTCTATAGTTGTAAATTTAACTGAAACTGCTGTTCTAGCTACTGCTAAAGCGGTTAATTCAGATGTACTTATATATGTAGCAGTAACACCTGGTACTACTGTAGCTAAGCCATCAGTTGTTAAAGACCAAGACTTTTGTCCACCAATCTCAGTAGCCCATCCTAAACTTTCTTTTGTAGATGCATCTGGAGCATCTATAGCTATGCTTAAAGAACAAGAAGTAGAGAATGCTATTACTTCCGTTCCAATTAGAACTACTAATGAAGTTCCGTTAAATACACTTGTTGTTGCCATTTTATTTTATTTTTTCTTTTATGTTAATTGATTTAAGAAATGATCCATTGTTATTACCCTTCTAAACACATAAGCCTCATTTACATAGTCAAAGGTAGCAATATTACTAGCAACCATACAAGTCACTATTTTAAAGTCAGGTGCCGTACTTGGGTAGTCAGGTGGTCTAACACCTATTATGCCTAATAATTCATTGGCATAAGTATCAACAGTTTTCTGCCCTACTTCTCCTGCTTTAAAAGTCCTATAAACTATGTCAAATTGGATAGTAACATCAAAACCATAGCTTTGTTTATTACTATTATCCACTTGTGTCTGACTGCTAATAATCAAATAAGGTGGCTCTACAGTATCAGGTGCTATGGTATCATATGCAACTAATGAATAAGAAGCCGATGCAAGCTTGTCAACATAAGCCTTCCTTAATGTATATCCGCAGTCCTTCATTTTTTACAAATTTAAGGAAATATATTTATATTTAAATTACGTCATTTTAAAAGCTCTTATTTGTTTTAAAGCCTTTGCGTAACCTATTTCAAAATTATTAAATAAATATGATCTATATGGCATATTACTATTCCTTAATCCTCTACCTCTAAACAAAGAAGCATAAGGTGTTATATTCTTTGATGCGATATTATATTTTCTTGATGGGATACCAAAGCCTTTTCCTGTACCAAATTCTACATAAGCACCATAATCAACAAGAGAATCTCCTACTACTATTTCAGCATATTTACCATTAAATGGAATAGCCTTAATACTCCTAGATAAATTACCTGTTCTTTGGTATGAAGAATTAGTGCTTAAATATGGTAAATCAGCTGCATCTGAGCTAGCTTCATTTGCTACTTCTACAACCATTACGTTTATTTCAGATATGATATGAGCCTTAAAGCCTTCATAACTAGTAGCAAACTTCTTTTTTAAGCTATTTAAGCCTTTTACTTCTAAAAACATTACTTAAGAGTTGAACAACCGATTAAATAATACTGGTTTAAATCTCCTTCGTTTATAATAGAGTTAATCATATAAGTCCTTGACTTCCAAGTAATTACAAGAGCATTAGTAAATGTCTTGCCACTTGTATATCTAATTCTAAATGTAGCGTTATCATTAATATTATCTTTGCCTGCTACATTAGTCCTACTATTCGTATTAGAGACCAATTCAGCCCAGCAAGTGTAATAAGGTACAAGTGTGTTCACAAACCCACCAGCACTATCAGATACGCTTGTTTTAGTGTTAAACGTTA